TGGCGTGCCTGTGTGGCACATGCATGAGGGCCTTGACCGCTTGCGTAGGCTGTCCGAACGGTGGCGCACGGTGGCGCTAGGTTCATCTGGTCAATACCGGACACCCGGAACGCAGGCATGGTGGCGCAGAATGACAGACGCAATGGCTGTGGTGTGCGACGAGCACGGCAGACCGCGCTGCAAGTTGCACGGACTGCGGATGCTTGATCCTGACATCTTCCGGCATGTGCCGCTGAGTTCGGCTGACTCAACAAACGCCGCAGTGAACTCGGGTTCTCTCTCGCGCTTCGGCATGTATCAACCACCAACCAGAGCGCAGCGCGCGGAGGTCATTGCGGCACGAATTGAAGCACACAACTCAGCCCCGTGCTGGACTGGCGCGGCGCAGCAGACCACTTTAGAGGGGTTCGCATGAACACATACAGCACGAAGTTCTTTGCAATCTGCCCAAACAACGGGACTAGGATTGAGTACGAACTGCAAATCCAATCGGAATCCATGATCCAAGTTGAGGACATCATCGATGTTGTGATGTTGCTCGATAGAGGGTTCCACGAAGAAATCGCAGATCAACTGCACAGAGAGTTTGGCGGGCAACAGACGCTAACCGCCAATCACCACGGCGTCTCCATCAGGACTATCAGATCATGACTCAGTACGACAACACCAACAGGGGCATGCTCGCCCGCAACGACAAGCAGGGCAACGAATCCAGGCCGGATTACCGGGGCTCGATCAATGTGGCCGGGGTCGAATACTGGCTGTCGGCCTGGATCAAGGAGGGACGCGAGGGCACGAAGCTCGAGGGGCAGAAGTACATGAGCCTGAGCGTGCAGCCCAAAGACGCCCAGCCGGCGTATGCGCCTGCGCCGGCTCCTGCGGCAGCGCCAGCACCGGCCGCACCTCGTCGTCCGTCTCAGGCCGAGCGGGACGCTCAGGCCATCGCGGAGCGCAGGGCTCGGGAGGCTGCGCCGCGTGCATCAAGCGGAACCGGGTTCGATAGCATGGAGGACGATATCCCGTTCTGAGGCTTGACGATGGCCCGCGTGTGCGGGATATACTGACCACCCCCCCGCTGGTTGTTTGGGCCGGCCAGCGGGCGCGCAGAAGGCGCATAGTAGTGCCCGTTGGAGGATGCAATGCGCATCGATACATATCGGCCCGAGGCCGAAGGATGGCGAGTCGATCGCCTGAGAAAAACGCTCTCTACGTTTTGCCAAATCTATGGAATTTCAGCTCCGCAGGCTGAACTTCTGATTGATGGAATCAGCGACCGCAAAGGACTACTGACTGTCACGTGGCGCGGATGTGAGCCAACTGAAGAGCAAAAACGGGCGTGGTCTATCGCCTGGAAACTGTCTGGTGAAGACCCAGTTTGCGTTAGTCACAAAGACTTGGGGCCAGTTTAACCATGGCCACCACTGCAGACTACGCTGCCGCTTATGTGCGCAAGTACGGCCTCGCTTTGGTTCCGCTGCCGCCCAAAACCAAGCGGCCACTGAAGAAAGACTGGGGACTTAAAGATTGCCTGACCACTCCTGAGGCGGCGCGCCAATACTACGAGCGCAATCCTTCGTGGAACATCGGTGTGGCGCTCGGCCCATCGGGGCTGGTGACCTTCGACGTTGACAACGTGGAGGCGATGCAGATCCTGTGCGATGAGTTCGGGTGGGATCTTGAGACGCTGCGGCAGCAGGTGCCGACCGTGCAGGGCAAGGCTCCGAACTATCGGATGCTATTCCGTGTACCGGAGGGCATGGAATTCCACCGAAAATCGATTGCGTGGCCGAACAAACTAGACCCTGACGGAACAATTCACAGCGGCATCATTGAAAAAGCGATTGCCGCAGAGGCCGCAGGAGATTTGCAAGAGGGCAAGAGGATTCGAGACATTGAGGCTGAGCCTTACAGGCGCATCACCGTCTTCGAGATTCGCGGCGCGGTCGATGAGCAAGTGCAAGACGTCCTGCCGCCGAGCATTCATCCAAAGACAGACCAGCCCTACATCTGGCTGACAAAGCCAAACGGAGAGATTCCGGAACCACCAGCGTGGCTGCTGGCAGTCTGGAAAAACTGGGACGCTCTCAAGCCGCAGCTGCAGGGCCTGTGCCCGTGGGCGGTTCAGCGGCCGACACCGAGGCCTCCGAAAACGCGCCGGCCTGCCAACGATACCACGCCGAGCGTGATCGACGCATACGATCAGGCGAATTCCATCGAAGCGGCGCTGACACGGTACGGCTATCGGCCGCAGGGTAAGCGGTGGCTGTCGCCGCACTCCAGCACCGGCCTGGCCGGCGTCGTGATCTTCGACGGCAAGGCGTGGGTACACCACGCAAGCGACCCGCTGTGCAGCGACGAGAGCGGGCAGCTGGTGGGGGCGTTTGATCTGTTTCGATACTACGAGCACGGTGGAGACATCAGCAAGGCTGTCAAAGCCGCCGCCGAATCGCTCGGGATGAAACTGCCGCCTCGAGCACGCAGCGCAGCCGAAGTTCGTTCACCCCCCGCCACGCCGACACCGCATCCAGGCACCGAAATCATCGACGGCTCAACAGGCGAGATCACAGCCATCACCGACCCGCTACCAGACGAGTACCGGGGCCGTCCACTGGGCACGGTCGAGAACCTGACCGAAATCTGCCGCAGGCTGGGCGTGATCGTGCGGTACAACGTCATCAGCAAGGAGGAGGAGCTTCTTATCCCGAACCAAGCGTTCTCGCTGGACAACCGCGCCAACGCCTCGCTTGCGTGGCTGATGTCGTGGTGCGAGCGACTGCGCATGCCGACCGGCAAGGTTGGCGATTACGTCACCTACATGGCCGACCAGAACCTGCACAACCCGGTGGCGAACTGGATCACAAGCCAGCCCTGGGACGGCCAGAGCAGGCTGCAGGATCTCTACGACACGGTGGCGGCTGAGGGAGACGAGAACCTCAAGAACACCATCCTGCGCCGCTGGCTGATCTCTGCCGTAGCCGCTGCGTTCAACCCGGAAGGCGTTTCTGCGCACGGAGTGCTGGTGTTCCAGGGCGCGCAGTACATGGGCAAGACGGCATGGTTCAAGCGCCTCGTGCCTCCTGAACTGCGCCATGTGCTGCAGGACGGGATGATGCTCAGGGCAGATGACCGCGACAGCGTGAAACAGATCGTCAGCCATTGGATCGTGGAACTCGGAGAACTCGACGCGACGTTTCGGAAATCAGATATTGCCCAGCTTAAGGCGTTTCTGACGCGGGACAAAGATATTCTCCGCAGGGCATACGCGAGGCGGGAATCTGAATTCGCCAGACGCACGGTATTTTTTGCCAGCGTCAACCCGAAAGAGTTTCTCCACGACCAGACCGGCAACCGCAGATTCTGGGTCATTGAGTGCAAATCCCTCGAGTATGACCACGGCATCAACATGCAGCAGCTGTGGGCCGAGGTGCTGACGCTGTACAGGTCCGGCGAGCCGTGGGTGCTGCATGCCGATGAGCACCAGACGCTCGAGGAGAACAACAAGTCCTACGAGGTCATCGACCCAATCGAGGAACTCATCGCGTCCGGCCTGCGCTGGAACGAACCGCCTGCCGCATGGCGCTGGAGGTCGGCAACGGAGATCTTGATTGAACTTGGCAGGGACACCTGTTCGCAGGGAGAGGCCACGCGCGCAGCTCATCTGATCAGGCAGCGCAACGGCGGGATGAGCAGGAAAACAAACGGTGGGCGCTCGTTGCTCGCTCCAGATCCGTGGGGAAGTCGAAACCGACCCTAACGTCCCTGCGGTGTCCCTGTGTTTTTTCCCTCGTAAAAGGGTCACAAGGGACACTAGGGACACTTATATAGAAGAACATGAAATGATAAGAGAAAGAGCAAGTGACACGTAAGGAGCGCGTAAGGATGCGCAAGCGTGATTACGCGAGGGTAATATAGGAAACCAGCGTCCCGACTGTCCCTGTGTCCCTGAGTGGTCACTAACGTAAGCGGGCGCTAACTTAGCAGAGGAAAGACCATGAGAACCAAGCCCGGAAGCCCAGAGCGCGCCAAGCAGGCCGACGCCGTCCTGGCGAACATGGAATCCGGCATGAGTTGCTGGAAGGCGTGCGAGAGGGCCGGCGTGAAGAACAGCACGTTCCTGCTGTGGGTGAGTCAGGATTCGGCGCTGGCTGAGAAGTACGCGCACGCACGCGAGAATTTCATCGAGAAAATCGCGGCCGACCTGATGGAAATCTCCGACCAAGACCCGGAAATTGTCGATGGCAAAAGGGATTGGGCCGCAATCCAGAAGCACAAACTGCAGGTAGATACTCGCAAGTGGCTGTTGTCGAAACTCGCTCCGAAGAAATATGGAGATACCCTAAAACTCGCAGGCCACGACGGCGGCGCGGTGAAACTCATTGCGCAGAATGACGACGAAAAACTCTGAGCGCGTCTGATGGCATTCCAGCTAACCGCCCGCCAGCAGGAGGCCCAACGCATCCTGAGCGGCGACGCCACCCACCTGATGCTGTTCGGCGGCTCGCGCTCGGGCAAGACGTTCCTGCTCACACGCAACGTGGTAATGCGGGCGCTGAAAGCACCGAACTCGAGGCACGCGATCTTCCGGTTCCGCTACAACCACCTGAAAGCCAGCGTCGTGCTGGACACGTTCCCCAAGGTCATGCGGGCCGCGTTTCCCGGCGTGGCGTGGGACATGCACCAGCAGGACGGCTACGTCAGCCTTCCAGGCGGTTCGCAGATCTGGTTCGCTGGCCTGGACGACAAGGACCGCACCGAGAAGATTCTCGGGCAGGAGTTCGCCACGCTGTACTTCAACGAGTGCAGCCAGATACCGCTCTCGAGCATCGACACGGCCCTGACGCGCCTTGCGCAGAAGGCCACGCAGGTCATCGAAGGCCGCGAGCCCGTCACACTCAGGCTGCGGGCCTACTACGACTGCAACCCGCCGAGCAAGACGCACTGGACGTACCGCAGGTTCGTCGAGAAGCGCGATCCCGATACCCGGCTCGGCCTGCCGCGTCCGGAGGATTACGCCGCGTTCTCGATCAACCCAGGCGACAACGCTGCGAACCTGTCGCCCGAGTACCTGCGCATGCTCGAGTCCCTGCCGGCCAGGATGCGGGCGCGATTCCTTGAGGGCCGCTTCGCAGACGCAAACCCAAACGCCCTATTCCCCGAGGAACACATCGACCGA